GCTAATTCCAACTTTATCATACACTGGCACAGTCACAATTCCAAACTTCTTATCATCATTACCAGTCCTAATTACCCTACCAATTGTCTGCGAAATTGTGATAGGATTCATGTTCCTCATAAACACTGCTGCCTCTAATCCTGGGCAATTAATACCTTCTGCTAAAATACTGTGATGAAGTACAATAAATCTCTTGTTATCTTCCTTGCCCCAGGCACTTAATACATTAAAAAACTCCTCTCTATTTACTTTCTCACCATCTATAATTGCACCTGTTTGAGATGTAATATACATGTAAGAATATCCTCTCCATGCTAACTCATCAATGAATTTTGTGTCCTCTACAAGGTTAACAATCTGTGCTATTCTACGAGCACAAACTAATACTTTATCAACCTTAATTTCATCTAAAGTATCAACCAAGTGCTCACATTCTTTCCATACTGGTGTTCTACCAACCTCTGTCATTTCTAGTTCTTTAATTGATAGTTTGGGTGGTAAAATATATCCGCTATCAATCAACTCTCTTGGGGTAATTCTCTCTATTTCTTTACCATAAACTGCCTCATCATCCATACTGGGAGTATCAATGGACTTATTATACTTTGGCGTTGCTGTGAAGAAATAGCAGCGAATACTATCTACTCCAGAGAAATATTCAGTAGCAGGAAAGAAATGTCTTTGTATGCTATTATGTGCTTCATCAAAGTATACTGTATGAATAGGAATACCAGACTCTTGTATTCTATGAAGAGAATGATATGTGGTAAAGATTAACTTATTATATCTGTAATTTGCATCATGCCAGTTACTAATCTCCTTGGATTTAGTGGTAGATTCATAACTTGTATAACCACTATGTACATGCAATACTTTACGCTGAAGCATAGGATGTATTCCTATAAACTCCTCAAATTCATCACAATGTTGCTGTGCTAATAATATTCTAGGAGACACAACCACAACAGTCTTTCTCTCAGGTTTCTTTACAAATACATCCCAAGAGCAAGCATTAAATTCACGTTGTGCATCTTTAATCATACACAAAGTCTTACCACCACCTGTAGGGACTATTACTTGCCCTTTAGGATTGGTGATCATTCTTTCAACAATTCTCGCCTGATGTGGACGTAATTGAATCATTTCAACATTCCATACATAAAATCAATTGAAACGCCACAGAGACGCTTCTAGGTATACCATAGGGACACTTTACGCGACCCCCTTTATATTCACTTCTTTAATTTATTTCTACGAGTAATCTCTTTTTGTGTAATTGGGTGCTTTAATTCACTCTCTTTAGTTTTACCTGTCGTACTAAGTACAACATCCCTCAACTTTCTTTCACCCTTTTTAGTTACTGCTTTACGCTCTGCTGCACTCAAACCAGATGATTTTTGTGGTTTATATTTAGAATCTACTTTCTTCTTTGCCTTCGTCGCTAATAACTTATCTGCTGCCTTTTCCAGGTCTTTTGATTTACCTTGGACACCAGATTGTCTTGCCTTTCTTTCTAAATATGCCTTCTTTTGTGCTTCCTTCGCTGATAACCTAGCAGACCCTCTTTTTTGAGTTGGTTGTTGCTCACGTTCAGATCTTTGACGTTGAGTACCAATATCTTTACGTGCTTTGTATGATTTAGCAGGTGCAGTTTTACCTCCACCTACTGCTTTAGTCCTTCTCTTTTCAGGGTCAGTCTTCTTTCTTTGCGTACCTACTCTACCACCTTCACCCTGTTTCTTAATCTCAGATCTACCCTGAACTTCAGGATCATATGCCTCAAGAATAAATTGTTGAAAGGTTTTCATCAGAAGAGAAATGGTTTTAGTTATTTAGGGTTTTTCAGTTGTTTTCTTAACTGTAGCACCTCCTTTGGACACTAACCCATTTTTGTAAAAATACTTAACCCTTTCACGACGTAGTTCCACTAACTTAGCATATTCTGCTTTTTGTTCCTTATTAAATGAAAACGATTGCTTACTCCATGTTTCTCTCAATTCTCTAAGTTGCTTAAGAACTTCAGCAGGTTTCATAGGACTTAACCATAGTTGTATATTATAAGAACAATTTATGCGACCCCCCCTTATTCTCTATTAATAAAATATAACATCAGTATCAAGATGATAAACAATTCACCATAAAGGTAATCATTCAACATTTACATCATCATACTGTGAATAATGACAGCAATGTTTAGTTTCACGTCTTTTTACGAACTTAAGTTGATCCCAATGCTGTTCATAACAAAGTAACAAGGTATGAATCCTATTATGCATCTCATTCCCAGTTAATTGTTCTTTTGGTTTATCTCTTACACCTGTTTCAATAGTAATATATCTTACAGGTTTAATAAATCCTTTCTTTTCTTCCATAATAGGTGCTTTAAAATACACCCATCCTTCATCTTTAATAGGACCGACCCAAGTCTCACGCTCCCATACAACATAATCATCAACTTCGGGTTCGTAAGTATCATCCATTACAAGTTTTGTGGAATCCATCCAGGTCCATTATTAACTGTGGGATATCTTGGATCATCTTGAGTAACTGCTCTTAAATCATTAGGATTTTCTCCACCTCTAACATAAGTTTTTAACAAACGATCACATTGACCCTTAGTTAAATTTTGTGCAGAATCTTCAATCAAGTGCCAACCATTTGTTGCTTGCTGAAGGATTTTGTATTTCTGTTCCTTTTGTTGTGCTGAATCAGTCATTTTATTAGGTAGTAAACTCTTCTACGATACGGGATTCAATAGGATCTTGGGCAAGAGCAAACTGAGAGGAATTAATAATATTCTCTCTCAAATCTCCATAATATTGTTCATAAAAATTGCCGCTATCTTCCTTGGTAATTAAATCAAAACACTCGTCATCATTTTCTGCAATTATATTCCATAAACCGCCATATTCTGACTGTGGAAATGGAACATAATGATTCACGATATACAAGTATTTAAGTGTCATTATATGTAGTAAAATACCCTATCAGTCTAACTGATAGGGCAAGAAATGTCAAGGATGAGGATTATATAATTTCATATAATATACAAACCCAGCAATAGATAAAACAATCAAAAGTCCAGCGAAAGAAAGAACATTCATCATACAAACTCGGCAAGATAATAATCAACTGTGATCTCTAATTTTGCTGCTTCTTTCTCACATTCAGCAATAAACTCCTCAATTAGTTCATCAGTCTGGTTAATTGGTTTGTCGTTCATGCCTTTGCCTCATGTGTTACTATTGCTAATGGGATGTCTACAATTTGTGGTTCATCATTATGTAAATCATAACATGTCCAACCATTTTTGTCAAAGATATAAGCATATTCTTCATTATTCTCAAAGAAATCATCGTCAGTAAGATCTAATCTTGGTTCAGTATCTTCACCACGGTCATTATAATACTGAACGTGATTCTCAACCTTTTCAAGATTCCAATCAGTGTCCGAATCTATACACGAAATATCACCACCATCAATTAGCTCTGCTATTTGTGCTTTAGTGGTATAATGTTGGCGAAGATGAACACCTAACCACTGTGGATATCCATCCCAATGATGATAAACAGACAAAATACAATCATCTGCTAATCTTAAACCGATGCGTGATCTTGTTGCCATAAGTAAAAAGAAATAGTTTGGGTGAGGATGATAATAGAGGTCTTACCCACCACTGTCAACTAGGACTTGGTATTTTGGGAGACTTACTCACCCTCACTATAGGGACACTTTAGGCAACCCCCCTTACATATAAGAATCCATACTTACCAAATACTTCATCAAATCTATCTAAGTTCTTACCAAGATATACTATTGCAGATTGAAATGGAGCAGCACCTTTACCCTCACCAAATTTTAATCTTTTATTAACAGCAATCCAAGGATATTTTGCAACAGATTGCCACCATTTTGTAGAAACATCTAACTTAATTAATAACACTAACTCCTCTGCATTTCCTGATTCATATTGTAAAGCAGCATAAGGAACCCATTCTTTACTATTACTGTAAGGATGGTTCATAAACACTTTTCCATACCAATCGTGTGCTAATCCATTAGTTTTCTCATTATAATAATTGTTAGCAGGAACATTAGGATCACCCTCACTATTTGAACATGGGTCAAGGTCAATCGTACCAAAGAACTTAACAACATCTCCCACAA